CGTTGTTCGACTGCTCCGACATCTGTTTCTGGTGCAGGGCATCGTTCACGCCCAGGTTTTGCAGCAGCTGTGCGGCATCGCTCTCGGCCTCCCAGCCGTTCATCTCGGCGAAGCGCTCCTCGAGCTTGACGCCCTTCTTGGAGCGGCGCTCGTCGTCGATCTGGGTCTCGAGGCCCGACAGGTCGCCCTCGGCCCGGTCCCAGGCGGTGCGGAGCTCCGGCGTCCAGCCGTCGGTGTCGACGGAGGTGCGGATCTCCTGCATCTGGGCCCAGACGTCGGCGCGCTGGTCGAGCAGGGTCTTCTCGGTGGGCATGGTGCGTCTCCTCAGAGGTCGCGGGTGAGCTGGTGGAACCGGAGGTCGCGGAGGCGGTCGCCGGGGTCGAGGTCCGTGCTGCGGTCCTCGGGGTCGCCCGTGGTCTCTGCCGGCGGGCCGTCGGAACGAGTGCCAGACGGCGGCTCGTTGGTGTCCTGGCGGGTGGCCGATGCCGGCCCGCCGGGGGTGGTGCCGCGTGCGATCGAGCGCAGGGCGGCGAGCGTGTCGACGTCGGGGTTCGCCAGGCGGGTGGCGAGGGCGTCGATGTCGATGGTGTCCCAGCCGGCGGCGCGGGCGGCGGCGAGGGCGTCGAGGCGAAGGGCGGCGTCGGTGTCGACGTAGGCCGGGTAGGTCACGGTCGAGACGTCCGAGAGGGCCACCTCGGTGTGGCGGAGCAGCTCGGTGCCGTCGGCGAGGTACGACCACTCGTAGGCGACCATGTCGAACGCGAACGACATCTGGGTGACGTCGCGCCGGTCGAGCGAGATCGCCAGGTCCTTGGCATAGGTGGTCGGGGCCATGTCGGCGTCGACGTCGAGACCCACCTCGTCCTCGGCGAGGCGAAGGGTGTCGACGACGGGCTCGGTGAGCCGGCGGCGAGCGAGCACCAGGTCCGGGTTGTGGTTGTGCAGGAACCGGACGTCCGCCTCGCCGAGGGTCTTGTTGAAGCACCCGGGGGCCATCTCCTCCCAGAAGCCCCACCGCTTCGAGCCGATCCACACGCGGGTGTCGAACACGGCGGCGTGGCCCTTGAAGCCGATCGGGCCGTCGCCGCCGGCGGCACGGGTCACCGACCGCGACACGAGGGTGGCGGCGCGGCGCAGGTGGCCGGCACCGTCGACGGGGATGTCGACCGCACGCTTGCCGGTGTCCACGGTGACGGTGCGGGTCTGGAGGTTGGGGAGGGCTCGGGCCATGGTGCGGTGCTCCTTCAGCCGGCAGCGCCGGGGTCGGTGGATCCCTGGGAGAGCGGGAGGATCTCGCCGTCGACCGAGATCAAGGTCATGTTCGAGGGGACGATGAACTCGTCGAGTCCGTCGACCGGTTCGAGGTCCTCGAGCTCGCGGACCTCGTTGCGGCTCATCCAGCCGTTCACGATCCCGGAGCGGTACAGCTCGGCTCGGGCCTTCGAGTCGCCCCGCAGGAACCCCTCGAGCTTGTGCTTCGAGTAGGCGATCGACGGGAGCAGCTCGGCGTCGTAGCGCTGTTCCATCGACGTGATCCACAGCTGGAGCGTGAACTGGAGCCAGTTGAGCTTCTGCTCCTCGATGCCCGCGCCCCAGCTGGTCGACCGGTCGACATCGCCGACGAGGTGCGGCGGGGTGCCGACCATCCGGGCCACCTCGGACACCGACCACTGCCGTCCCTCGAGCAGCTGGGCGTCACCCGGCGGCAGCGAGACCGGCTCGAACTTGGCGCCGTTGTCGAGGATGCCGATCTCGCCCGAGTTGGCGACACCGCCGGTGAGCTCCTTCCATCGGCGCCGGAGCCGAGTCGCCGTGGTGTCGTCGAGGTCCTTGTCGGTGGTGAGGATCCCCGAGAGGCGTGAGCCGTTCTTGAGGAACCTGGCGGTCGAGTCGTCGCCGGCGATGGCGATGCCGAGCGACTGGCGGAACAGCTCCAGGGGCCGCACCCCGGCGACCCCGTCGTAGGACACGAACGGCAGGTGGAGGATGTCGGCGTCGGTGTAGCGGTGCTCCACGCCGTGGCGGTCCCGCACCCAGAAGAGCTTCCCGGACCGGTTCTGGGGGTTGGGCTCCTCCTCGTCGAGGCGCACCCGCGACGGGTGGAGGGGCCACACCTCCCGGACGGTCCCGGACCCGTCGCGCAGCTTGCGGTGGAAGGCGTTGCCCCACGTGATCGCGTGGAGCATCGACGTCACCCGCCACTCGACCTGGGTCTGGCGGGGGTTCGGGGCGTCGAGGACGGTGCGCTGCGCCAGCTTCTCCTTCGAGCCGGCCTTGTACACCTTGAGCGGCAGGGTGGCGATCGCCGTCGCGGTCGTGACCGCCGCCCGGTAGTAGGTCGGGAGGCCGAGCACCCGGCGCTCGGTCACGGCGACGCCCGTGTCGGCGGTGGCGCCGGTGAGCCACTCGGCCAGGGTGGCGTCGGTCAGCGGGACCGTCTCGGACTCGAGGGAGGCGCGGGTCAGCGCACGCAGAACGGTCACGGGGCACCGTCACGGCGACGGCGGGGCGTGCGCTCGAGGTTGTAGGCGGTGAGCATCAGCCAGACGGCGGCGACGAGCAGAGCCCCACCGGCCAGGTAGCGCTCGACGAACAGCGCGAGGCAGATGGCGCCGGCGAGGTCGAGCAGACCGGCCCGGAGGCGCACGAGGAAAGCCACCACGACGAGCGCCGCTCCGGCGACGCGCTCGAGCACGGTGGAGATCCAGGCGGACGCCCGGTGCAGCAGGCGGCTCACCACAGGTTCACCGTCTCCGACGCCGGGACGTTGTTGGCGTGCCAGCAGGCACGGTCGTAGGCGACGACGGCAGCGAGGGCGGTGTCGATCTTGCGGGGCGAGTCGGTGGCTTCCTTGGTGATCACGTCACCTCCCGGCTTCGGCTTGGGGACGGCGTTGCGCAGGTGCCTGGCCAGCACCGGGTCGCCGTCGTGGGTGAGGGGCAGCGCAGCGAGGTCCTCGTCGCCGCCGGCGACACCGGCGTAGAACCGGGAGCAGGCGGGGACCATGTGGGCGGTCTGGTTCGTGGGGAACTCGACGACGACCTCGCCGTAGGCGGCTTCCCACTGCTCGATCTCGTCGGCCCACCCGGGCGGGTCAGGGGCGAGCTCGACGACGTCCCAGCGCCTCATGGCGGCGGCGACGGTGTCCTTCACCTCGCCTCGGGGGACCTTCCAGCGGGGCCCGGCTTTGTCTGGGCGCTCCCACACCTTCACGACGAACACGTGGCCCTTGAGCGTGCACCCGACGAGGGCGGTCGAGTCCCGCCGGTACGACCCGTCGAACGCGAGCACGACCGGCGTGCCCTTCTTGGGCTGCTTGAGCCCCTTGGGGTGCCGGCGGGCCTCCCATGCGCCCTCGGGGAGCCAGTGGCCGGCGCCTCGGACGAACGCACCGAGCCAGTACCGGCGGAGCTCGTGGATCGGGATGTTCTTGCGGATCAGGGAGTCGGCGCGAGCCTCGATGTCGGCCCACTCGGCTGGGGTGGCGTCATCGAGGGCCTCGACCAGGAGCTGGCGGTCGATCGCACCGGTGTCGTCGGTGAGGGGCCGGTCCGGGGCCGTGCCGTAGTGCAGGAAGTAGAAGCTCGGGTCATCGATCTCGCCGGAGGCGACCTTCTCGGCGTAGGCGACCATCTGGCCCAGCAGCGAGTCGGGGTTGGCGTCGTCGGGGGTGGTGATGTTGAGCTCGAGCCCGTTGGCCCGCTTCTCGAGACCCTGGAAGAGCACGAGGTGCACACGGGCCTTGCGGCCGGTCCACTCGTGGATCTCGTCGGCGGCGCCGGCGGTGGGCAGCTCGCCGTCGTTGGTTGCGGCCACGGCGGCGACCCGGTAGAGCCGGCCGGGCTGGTGCTTGAGCAGGATCTCGGAGTCGAAGCACTCGACGAACGGAGCGAGCATGGCGGGCGAGTCGGTGGTGCCCTTGGCCATGTTGGTGGCGGCGTTGCCGAACAGCTTGTTCGCCTGCTCCCAGGAGCCGGCGGCGACCGGGATGTTCGGTGAGCGGCGCATCACGGGACCGGCCGGGGTCGGCAGGCTCGGCCCGGCGAGCAGGAAGAGCATGAGGGCGGCGATCAGCTCGGTCTTCGCCGAGCCCTTCGGCATGATGATCAGCGCCCGGCTCACGATGTACCGGTAGGCGGTGATCGGGCCGACCTGGACGAGCTGGGTCGGGTCGTACTCGAGGATCCGGTACGCGGCCCGCACCCCGGCGGCCGGCACCTTGTACGGCTGGCCGAGCAGATCGCCCTCGCCGTGCACCAGGTAGGTCTCGGCCCAGGCGACGAACACCGGGCCGAGCGTCGGCGGAAGCGACCCGTCGGCGAGCAGCGGCTGGGGGGTCTCCCTACGAGGTGCGGGGATCTTGCGCACGGGTCTGGTCCAGGATCTTGGCGGCGAGCAGCTCGTTCTGGCCGACGAGGTTCATGCCGGTCTGCTCGGCGACACCGAGGGCGAGCCGGGCCCGAGGCGACAGGCCCAGGCGGTCCTCGAGAGCGACGATCCGCGGCTCGAGCGCCAGCGCCACCGCAGCGGCCGAGTCGGCCGCCCGGAACATCGGGTTGGCGACCTTCTGGCCCATCGAGCCCTTCACGATCGGGTCGGCCATCGCGAGCTTCCGGAGCTTGGCCTCCTCTCGTTGAGCTCGCACGAGCTGGTCCCGCAAGGTGAACAGGCGCTTCACCGCCGGCCGGTCGGTCGGCTTCACGTGACGGGCGAGATCCGACACCCAGAACTCCCGCCAGTCGTTGGCGGTGACGACCAACCACTCCTTCGCTGGCGCCGGCGGCTTCACGGCCGGCGCCTGGTCGACCAACTCGGCGGGGGCCACAGGAGCCGCAGGTTCGGCGCTCAGATCCTTCGTGCCACGCCGCTGGCGACGTGACGGCGGCTTTTTCGTCGGAGCCATGAGGCGCTCAGCCCTCCGAAAAAACGCGATGGGCGATGCGTACAGCAGAGACCCGAGGTACCGGGGTCGGGAGGCCGGCGTCAGCCCCCAGAGATTCGACCCGCCCCTCCCCCCTC